CAATTTTGGCACATTTTTTATGGATATATCATGGCATATGCTAACTCAGCAATCACCGATATTATCGCCACAACTATTCAAAGTCGTAGCGGTGAATTGGAAGACAACTTAACACAAAACAACGCAATTCTTCAGCGCTTGAACCAAAAGGGCAATGTACGCCCATTCTCAGGCGGTAATGTAATCTTGGAAGAGATTATGTATGACGACAGCGCAACAAACAACGCTAACTCTTATAGCGGATACGAAGTATTGAACATTGCTCCAGACAGCCCTATCTCTGCTGCACAATACAAAATTTCACAGTACGCAGACTCAGTAACAATGTCTGGTCTTGAAATGTTACAAAACAGCAGCAAAGAAGCAATTATCGACTTGTTAGATGGTCGTATGCAAGTTTCTGAAGCCCGCTTGTTAAACCGCATTTCTGGTGACTTGTATGGTGATGGTACTGGTAACGGTGGTAAGAATTTGGATGGTTTGGGCGCTGCTGTTGCTGCTGTTCCAACCTCTGGTACTTACGGTGGTATTAACCGTGCAGTATGGACTTTCTGGCAGAACCAAATCACTACAGGCGTTACAACAACTCCTTCTACAACCAACATTTTGTCTAAGATGACTGAAGCTGCTATCAAGCAAATTCGTGGCACAGACAAAGCTGACTTGATTGTTGCTGGTAACACTATGTATTCCTTGTATGTAGGCGCTTTGCAGTCTATTCAGCGTATTGCTTCTGAAGAGTCTGGCGCTGCTGGTTTTGCTTCATTGAAGTTCTACGGTGGCGGTACAAGTGCCGATGTCGTACTCGGAGGCGGCTATGGTAGCCAAGAAACAGCTACATATATGTATATGTTGAACACCAACTACATTTTCTTACGCCCACACAAAGAGCGTAACTTTGTACCTATTGGTGGTGAAAGACAGTCTATAAATCAGGACGCGATTGTAAAATTATATGGCTGGGCCGGCAATCTTACAACTTCCAACTCCTTCCTACAAGGCTTATTGACAACTTAATAGTTAGGGGGAAACCCCTTTCTATTAATAGTCTAATTAATTAATAAAGGAAATAAATCATGGCATTTACAACACTACCCATCGCAGGTGCAGACCTCGTAGATACTCAAACTGCTGCTGAAATTGCATTATCTGGTGGAACATCGCCAAATTTTGGCCCATTAGGCACACAAACTTTTGCTAATGACGGTTTGCGTTATGTTTGGGCAAAAGCTGGCGAAGCTATTACAGCTTCTACAGCAACTTGCTCAGTCAATACAACAACTTTTGTAGCTACTGCTTCTGCTGGTACTTACAAAGCACCAACAACCACAATGGCTTCAGGCGATTATGGCTGGTTTAGCAAGGCTTCAGTCTAAAAATTGAAGATGTAGTACAAACTGGGATTCCCTCACAAGGGGAGTCCCTTTTATTTTTTATAACCCCCTAACTACTTAGGAGCATTAAAAATGGCTATTGATAGCGATGTACAAGGTGCAGATGCACGACTAGCAGTCCAATTCTATAAAAAAAGCGTTAAGCAAGACATGGCTTCAGACGAAGCTGGTAGACCGATTTTTAAAGAATTTGATTTTGTCCGTATTATGATTCCTGGCGATAATTTGACAGAAATTGACACATACGCCCAAGAGTCCCATAAACAGCGTTTTCCACGCCAATGGGCACATTATCAAAACCAAGTAGCAAACCACGAAGATGTTATTGGTACACCTTTAGACCAATGGCCTCAGATTACTCGTAGCCAAGCTGACGAATTGCGTGGACTCAAGTTTCAAACAGTAGAGTCTATTGCAGACTGTTCTGACCAGCAACTACAGCGAATTGGCATGGTAGCAGGAATGTCACCATTTAATTTCCGTTTAAAAGCCAAGGCTTTCTTGAATTTAGCTAATGATTCTGCCGAAGTAGCACAAAGAGAAGCAGAATTGCAAGCATTACGCCAAGAAAATGATAAAATCAAGGCAGAAACAGATGCGAAGCTGGCTGCTATGCAAGAGCAGATGTCAGCGCTACTTGCGGCTGTTGCGGAAAAAACTCCCAAAACACGCAAAACAAAAGTAGCAGAGGCTTAATATGTCCCAAACAATGCTCCAAATGGTGCAACAAACAGCAGCAGAGCTTAACTTAGCTGTGCCGTCTTTTGTTGTAGGCAATACTTCTCAAGATGTTCAGCAAATTCTAGCGCTGATGAATGGCGCTGGTTATGACCTTCTTAAAGAGTATGATTGGCAAGCATTGCAGGTACAGTACCGCTTCTATACACAGTCTTTAACCGCCAACGCCACAACTGTCAATAATTCGTATAACTTGACTTTTGAGGCGGGCACAGATTTAAGCGCTGTTGATAGCCAATGGCAATTAACAGGCTATAACATTCCACAAGACACTTATGTAGTGTCCGCAAATAACACTACAAAAGTAGTTGTTATGAGTCAAATAGCTACTGGTAATGGCGTACAGTCAGTAGTATGCGCTCAAACCGCTTATGACTTACCTGCTGACTTTGAAACCATTACTGACCGCACTCAATGGGACAAATCCAAACATTGGGAAATGTTGGGAGGTGAAACTGCACAGCAATGGCAATGGCTAAAGTCTGGTTATATTTCAACTGGCCCACGAGTACGCTGGCGTATTCTTGACAACCAATTCCAAATTTGGCCTGTAATGAATACTAATGAGTATTTAGGCTGGGAATACAGAAGCAAAGGTTGGGCAAGAAGCGCTGCTGGTGATGTAAAGAATAGCTTTACTGCCGACTCAGACACTACAGTTTTTGATGACCGTTTATTAGTTTTGTTTACCAAAATGAAATATTGGGGCATTAAAGGTTTTGACACTACAGTCGTTTCTCAAGATTATCAGCGTGTTTTAAGCATTGCTAAAGCTAATGACAAAGGCGCTCCTAACCTTAGCTTTGCGCCATACCCAAGTAAGGTCTTAATTGGTTACGCTAATATTCCTGACACAGGCTATGGTTCATAATGCTATTACAACGAGCAAAACAAAACACAGCTAAAACAGCTTCTGTGCCAGCACCTATTGGTGGCTGGAATGCTAGGGATTCCCTTGCAAACATGAGTCCTATTGACGCTGTACAGTTAGTAAATTGGTATCCTACCCCTACTGATGTCACTATGCGTAAGGGTTATAGCGTATCGTCTATTTTAACTACTGCTACAGGTGTTAAAACCATTAGCAGTATTACTTTTGTCAATGCAGTAGCAACTTTAACAACTGCTACAGCACATGGTTTAGTAACAGGTGTTTATGTGTCTATTACGGGGACTACCCCTGCGGCATATAGCGGTGTATTTAAAATTACCGTAACTAGCACTACAGCCTTTACTTATAACATGGCTAGTGTTCCCGCTGGAAACGCCACAGTTGTAGGAACATATTTAAACCAAGCTACTACCCCTATAAATACCTTAATGAATTACACCGAAATAGGCACTTACAAATTATTTGGTGCAGCAGGTACAAACATTTGGGAGACTAAAGCTAATCCAGCAGTCGAGGTTTTTAGCGGTATTACTAGCGATAAATTACAGTTTGTCAATTTAAGCAACACCGCAGGTAAGTTTTTAGTAGCCTGTAATGGTGTAGACCCCGTAATGATTTATGACGGTACACGCTGGTTTTTTGTAGCTACAACGACTACTGCACAAACTATTTCCAGTATTACAAGGGGTGGCACAGGTAACTTAACGGCCACACTTACTACCGCTTCTGCACATGGTCTAGTAACAGGTAACAGGGTTACTGTTTCAGGTGCTACGCCTGCTGAATTTAACGGCACTTATGTGATTACGGTAACAGGGGCAACAACCTTTACTTACACAATGGCAACTGCCCCTAGTGGTAACGCTACTGTAATGGGAATTTATACCACTATAGGTATAACTGGCGTAAACAGTAACACCTTTGTAAATGTCAATTTGTTTAAAAACCGCCTATATTTTACGCAAAAAGACACATTGGCTTGCTGGTATTTAGATGTAGACGCTATTAGTGGCCCTGCTTCACCCCTTTATTTTGGTGGAATAGCAAGAAATTCAGGCTATTTACAAGCAATGGGTACTTGGACACTTGACGCTGGACAAGGCGCAGACGATTACGCTGTGTTTGTAACCAGTATGGGTGAAGTAATTGTCTATAACGGTACTGACCCTGATAGTCCTGACACTTGGGCATTAAAAGGCGTATGGCAATTAGGTCAAACTTTTAGCCGTAGGTGCTTTTTTAAATGGTCAGGCGACCTTCTTCTTTTAACTCAAGATGGCTTAGTGCCTCTTGCTTCTGCATTGCAGTCTAGCCGCCTAGACCCTAGAGTAAACCTTACAGACAAGATTTACTTTGCAGTTTCTCAAGCAGCAAGCCTTTATTACGCTCAATTTGGCTGGCAAATTAATTATTTTGCTGGCGAAAATATGTTGATTTTAAATATTCCAATTCCTAATGGAATAGAGCAGTATGTAATGCACACCATTACTAAGTCTTGGGCTAGATTTACAGGTATTCAAGGATATTGCTGGGAAGTATCAGGTGATGCCGATATGCACTTTGGTGGCAATGGAATTGTAGGCATTTTCTATTCAACTACATCTGATGATGAAGGTAATATTACTGCAACCGCACAACAAGCCTATAGCTATTTTGACACCCCTGGGCAGTTAAAACGCTTTACTATGGTTAGACCTATTCTTCAATCTACAGGTGGCGTACCAAGCGTTTTATGCGGCATTAGCGTAGATTTTGACACTCAATCTCAATTAGGTGCTGTGTCATTTAACCCTAATACGCTTACAGAAGGTATTTGGGACTCGTCTAAATGGGATAACGCAGTATGGGCTGGTGGTTTAATTACTACCAAGATTTGGCAAGGTGTTACAGGAATAGGCTACACAGGCTCTGTAAACCTTAATGCCGCCAGCAGAGGAATTGAATTGCATTGGGCTTCTACCGATTATGTAATGGAGGCTGGAGGTGTCGTTTGATATTGCTTAACCAGCAAAGTCTTAAAGATTGGGCTATTAAACATAAAATGCCTACTTCAAATGACGCACATTATTTAGGTCAAGTATTAGATGGTGAAATTCGAGCAGTAGTAGTTTATTGTGGTTTTTTTGGTAAATCTTGCATGATTCATGTAGGGTCAGAAGGGCAGCATTGGGCAACTAAAGACTTCCTCAAAGAGGTCTTTAATTACCCTTTTAACACATTGAAATTAAAGGTTATAATTGGCACAGTTGCAGGGAGTAATACAAAAGCCCTAAGACTAGACCGACACCTTGGTTTCAAAGATGTTGCCTTTATCCCTGACGCACACGATGATGGGGATTTGGTCATTTTAGAAATGCGCCCCGAATATTGTAAGTGGGCATAGGAGATAGTTATGGGTGCAGGTTCACCGTTACAAGCAGGAAGTGGGGGTTCAGGACTTTTTGGTTCTTTAGACCCTATGGTAAATTTTAAAGGCGGAATGGGTATTCCTACGGGAGCGGCAAGCACTCCAACAATAGCACAAACTACTGCTGCTAATGCTATGCAACCAGTTACCCTTGCAAGCCAATCGCCAATGACAGCAAATGCAACCGATATGTCTGCTATGCAAACACCAATGGCACAAAATTCAAATCAAATGCTTGGAGTGCCTTCAACAATGGCTTCTGTAAGTAATCCTAATACTGCTACTTTAGGTACAGGTCAGACTACAAACCCATTTAATGCTGCTACAAACCCTTATATTCAAGCCGCACAAGCGACTACTATGGGAAATTTGTATGGCGCACAAGCAGCTACGCAAGCTAACCGTATTAACCAAAATACCCCTTATGGTTCATTGAACTACACTCAAGGTGTAGACGCTCAAGGCAACCCTACATGGACAGCTAACCAACAATTAAGCCAACCATTACAAGACCTTACAAACACTTCATTACAAGGTTTGCAACAAAGTTTGCAAAACCCTATGTATGGTATTAACCCTGGACAAACATACAGTAGCGCTATTATGCAGCGTTTACAGCCACAAATTGAGCAAAGTAATGAGCGTTTACAAGCACAGTTAGCCAACCAAGGAATTGTCCCTGGTACTGAGGCTTATAACCGTGCTATGACATTACAAGGTCAAAAGACTAATGACCTATTAACTAGCGCACAAGTGCAAGGCATGAATACTGGTTTGCAAGCACAGCAACTACAGAATACTCAAGCAGCCAATATTAGGTCTTTGGCAGCGCCTAATTACATTAACCCATACAGTCAAGCTGCTGTTGCAGGCCCTGATTACATGGGTGCTTACACTACTAGCCGTGCTGCTGACATTGCACAACAAAATGCCGCTAACGCTAGAGCAGCAAACCTGCAAAGTGGTTTGTTTGGGCTAGGTTCAAGCGCTATTTTAGGCGCTGGTGGAGTAGGAAACTTACTTGGTAGCATAGGCTCAAGTGGTAGCGCTGGTTCGGGACTATTAGGTTTAGGCTCTGCTGCTGCTAGTGGTTTAGGAAGTATAGGTTCAGGTATTAATAATTGGTACAACAATCTAAACTTTGGTACTAGCGGCATGACACCTGGAATGATTAATGCTGGCGTAACAGGCAATGTTTACGATGATTTTGGCACTTTAATTAGCTCAGGTAATGCTGCTCCTGCTGCTGCTGACTGGGCTTCTTCTTTTGCTTCAGGATGGTAAATGAGCATACTAAGATACTTTAATAAACACCAAGGCTGGCATGACGGCAAGCGCACTCCTTTTGGTAGTGGCGGTGGTAGCTGGAATCCTGTCAATATTGTTTCTGATGCTGTTTCTTCAGTTAGCGATGCTTTAGCTTCTGTAGACCCAGGCCCTGCTATTGGAAGTGGTTTAGCGCAAGCAGACGAATTTGTTAATAGAGAAGTGCCTGGCGGTTGGGCTTTGCCTGCTGCTCTTGCTGCTGCATACGCTACTGGTTATATTGACCCTACATTGTTTGCTTCTGAAGCTGCTGCAACTGAAGCTGCTGCTGCTGGCGCTGGAAGTATTGCAACAGAAGCTGGTCAAACTGCGTTTTTTGAGGCTTTAGCTTCTGGCGCTACAAGTGCTGAAGCTGTACAAGCTGCTTCTATTATTGAGGCTGCTGCTGGTGCTGGTTTAAGTGGCTCTGCTTTAACACCTGACATGATTGCTTATGCAAACGCTTCTGCTGACCCTATTGGTTCTATTAACGCTATTGCAGGTTTAACTCCTGAAGAATTTGCTTCTTATACACAGATTATTGGTGGGCCAAGTCAAGCTGCTGGATTTACTGCAGGACAAGATTTAGCCCAATTAATGCAATCTCATCCTAATTTAACTGCTGCTCAGTTAGAAGATATTATGATGATTAACTATGGTACAGACCCAATGTTAGCTGCTGATGCTGCTAATTTGGCTGCCAATGGTTATGACGCTGCTACTATTGACCAAGTATTAGGTTATTCATATAACCCTACAGAATTAGCTGGCACAGGTATTGAGTCTGTAGCTGCTGACTCTGCTGGCGGTTTAAACGCCAAAGATGTACTTAAAAATTTAAGTCGTGCTAAATCTATTGCCAATCTTTTAGGTAGTGCAGGAGGTGTAGTAAAAGCAGCAAAAATGCCTACTTCTCAACAATGGACACAACAAGCAGCGCAAAACTTTGCACAAGCTACACCTGAGCAATTTGGTGGTTACTATCAAATGAACCAAAACCCATTTACATTTAGCAACCCATTAGCTGCTGCTTTAAAAGGTGGCACTTCAGGTTTAGATGTTTCTGGTACTAGCGGTCAAGCATTAAATACACAAAACCAAACAGCAAATTTACTTAGAACATTTGCATAGGAATTAACATGGCACTTACAGCAGAACAACAAGCACTAGACTTTAATCCTGAATTACAGGATGTTAGCCGCCAAAGAAAATTGGCTGAATTGCTAATGGCACAAGGTATGCAACAACCACAAGGTCAAATAATTAGTGGTCAATATGTTGCTCCTAGCTGGGCGCAGCAATTAAACCCTATGGCTAATATATTGGCAGGGCAAGCTGTTGGTGAAAGAGCCGACACAAAACAAGCACAAATGGCTCAAGTATTGCGTACTCAAGGTGATGCTGCTGCTAAAGATGTAATGGAAACATATAAAAAAGACCCACAAGCAGCATTAGCTAAAGCCTCACAATATTCACAATTTCCACAAGTTAAGGCTTTATTGCCACAGTTGTCTAAGGTTGCATTGCCTGAAGCAACAACTTTAGAAAGAGAATTTGCTGCCGCTAAAAACCAAGGTTTTACAGGCAACATTAATGAATTTAAAAACCAAATGTCTGATTACCAAAAAACTCAAGCAGCTAATGAAAAACAGCGTTTAGGCTATGAAGGTCAAAGAGTTGGTTTAGAAGGCGCAAGACTTAATTTAGAGCAACAAAAAGCTGCACAAGAATTAATGTTTGGCAAACCATTGCCTGAAGGTGCTTTAAAACAAGTTACTGGCGCTACAAACTTAAAAGATGCTATTGACAACTACAAAACAAAACTCAAAGATTTTAGCACCTTAGACATAGCAAACCCTAATGCTAGGGCAACTATGGGCAATGCTTACAACAATATGATGTTGCAAGCTAAAGAGGCTTATAACTTAGGTGTATTAAACGGCCCTGATTATCAAATTTTGCAATCAGTAGTAAAAGACCCAACAAACCCTAGCGCTTTATTGGTTGGCAAAAAAACGCTAGAACAACAAGCTGATGACTTGTCTAAACAAGCTGACATTATTGTTGGAAATGTGTATAAGACACATAACCGCCCTGTGCCTGCTGGTTTAGGCGCACAACAACAAATGCCACAAGCACCACAAGCACCTAAAAAAGTGGTCAATTTTAATGACTTACCATAAGGAATAGACATGGATGTATTAATGCCAGATGGCACTCTCATACAAAATGTCCCCGAAGGCACAACAAAGGCTGACTTACAAGCTAAATTGTCGGCTCAACAAGCCCCTACGCCTGCTTCTAGTGGTCAGTTTGGTGAAACAGGTGGCGGTGCAGCATTAGGTCGCCCTATTAATCGTGGTCAATTAAATGTCCAGGCACAACCTCGCCCATTAGAGTCAGCAATGGCTGGTCTTACAAAGTCTATGTTAGATGTGCCTGTAGGCGTTGCACAATTAGCTACTGGTGGCAATGTAGGCGGTCAAACAGCACAGCGTTTTGCACAACAAGCAAAGCCATACCAAGAAGCCAACCCAATGTCTTATTTAGGTGGTCAGGTTGCTGGTGCAGTAGCTCCTGCTGCTGGTATTGCTAAAGGTATTGGGATGATTCCTAGCTTTGCTAAAGCAGCCCCAATAGCACAAAATGTAGGCGGTGCTATGCTGCAAGGCGCTTTAATGCCAGAAGAGCAAGGTAAAACAGGTTTAGAGTTTTATGGGCAAAAAGCCCAAGAAGCACCTGTAAACGCATTATTAGGCACTATTCCTAGCGCAGTAAGCACTGGTGGTAAAGCACTTGCTGGTGGTTTGCGTAGAGGTTTAGGAATGACTACAGGCGCTGGTGAAGAAGCCATTGGTCAAGCATTTCAAGCTGGCAAAACTGGCAACCAAACATTCTTGCAAAACCTTAAAGGTGAAGTGCCTACTGCTGAAGTATTAGACCAGGCTAAAGACGCATTAGCTAATATTCGTGCAAGCCGTATGGCTGGTTACAAAGAAGGCATTAAAACTACTATGCCTAGCCAAGAAATTGTGGCTGGTCAAGCATTACCTAAGCCTATGAAAAGGTTAGACTTTGCGCCAATTACCGACAAATTAGATGAAACAATACAGTCTTTAAAAATAGAAACACCAACTACTAGCAAATTTAAAATTGGCAAAGAAGAATTGTCCAAGGTTAAAGAATTAGAGTCTATTGTTGGCGAATGGAAAAAAGACTCAACATTGCATACTGCTGAAGGTTTAGATGCTTTAAAACAACGCTTAGACGCTTTGTATCCTGAAAGCCCAATGCAACGCCAAGCACAAAGAGCCATTACTGCTGTGCGTAACTCAGTAAAAGACACTATTGTTTCTCAAGACAAAAACTACGCCAAAACAATGAAAGCGTATGAAGAGTCTTTAAGTTTAGAAAGAGAAATTGAAAAAGCATTGTCATTGGGCGACAAAGCCTCTGCTGACACCGCTATTCGTAAATTACAGTCTTTAACTCGCAATAATGCCAATACTAGCTTTGCTTATAGAAAAGAGCTTGCAAACGCATTAAAGACTCAAGGCGGTGCTGATTTAATGCCAGCATTGTCAGGCCAAGCACTTTCTTCTTGGACTCCAAGAGGACTTGCTGGTCAAGGCACAGCATTAGGTATTGGTGCTACAGGTGCATTATCTTTAAACCCAGGTGCGGCAGCATTATTACCATTAACTAGCCCACGCACAGTAGGCCTTGGTGCTTATGGAATGGGCAAATTGGCTGGTAAAATGCCTAATGCAAACATGACTGATGAACAAAAAAGACTTGCCCAATTATTATTAATTCGTGGCGCACAAGGAGCAACAAATGAGTAGAAACGGTAGCGGAGTATATAACCTTCCAGCAGGCAACCCAGTAGTAACTGGCACAACTATTACAAGTAGTTGGGCTAACACAACAATGACAAACATTGCTGATGCTCTTACTCAGTCAGTCGCCTCAGATGGTCAAACACCTATGTCAGGAGCATTAAACATGGCAACAAATAACATTAATAATGTTGGTACACTAACAGCCTTAACAGGCATATTTGGCGGGACATACTAAAATGGCACAAACTGGATTTACACCAATTTCGATTTACTATTCAGCTACGGCTAGTAGTGTCCCTACGGCTGGTAACTTAGTTGCTGGCGAATTAGCTATTAACACCGCAGACGGCAAGTTATTTTACAAAGACTCTAGCGGAGTAGTGCAGACTATTGCTTCTAAAGCTGGAGCATTAGGCGATGTTGTAGGCCCTGCTTCTGCTACAGATAACGCTGTTTCTCGATTTGACCTTACTACTGGTAAGCTAATTCAAAACTCATTAGTAACAATTAGCGATACAGGTGCTATTTCTGCTCCTGTTGATGCTTCTATATCAGGTCTTACTGTTGGTAAGGGTGGCGGTGCTTTATCTAGCAATACTGCTGTTGGCGTTAGTGCTTTAAACGCAAACACTTCAGGTGCATCTAACACGGCTGTTGGTGATAGTTCAAGTGTTTCTACAACTACTGGTACACAAAATACTTCTGTCGGTCGTTTTTCTTTAAGATTCAACACCACAGGCGGTAACAATGTGGCAGTAGGCTCTACTGCTTTGTATACAAATACTACTGGTGGAAGTAACACAGCATTGGGTACAGACGCACTTCAGTTAAACACCACCGCATCAAACAACACCGCAGTAGGCTTCCAAGCTGGTTATAGTAATACGACTGGAACAGAAAACGCTTACTTTGGTGTGTTTGCAGCAAACGGAAATACTGGTAGCTACAATACTGGTGTAGGTGCTTATGCCACACAAGGCTCAGGCTCATATAATACTGGACTGGGTAATTCTTCCCTTGCATCTAATTCTACTGGTACACAAAATACAGGCTCAGGCTATAGGTCATTGTGGAATAACACCACAGGTTCATACAACACCGCATTGGGTAATCAGTCTTTACTATCAAATACTACCGCATCTAATAACACAGCAGTAGGTTATCAATCCTTATATACAAATACTACTGGTTTACAAAACACGGCAGTTGGTGTAACTGCTTTATATAACAATAATGGTGATTACAACTCTGCGTTTGGTCGTGGTGCTTTATACCAAAATACAAGTGGTACTGGAAATGTGGCATCTGCACAAGATGCTTTACGCAATAACACCACAGGCTCTTACAATTCTGCTTTTGGTTATCTTTCCCTTTACTCAAACACCACCGCTTCTCGCAACACAGCAATAGGATATCAAGCTGGTTATACAAACACTACAGGTCAATACAATACCTTTTTAGGTTATAACGCAGGATATACACCAAATGCTAGTGGAAACACTTTAATTGGTTATGGAACTGGATATTCATTAACTTCAGGTGCAAGTAATACATTTGTAGGGGCTGATAGCACAGGAACTGGTGCTGGTGAAGTAGTTACAACAGGCTCTAAGAATACTATTCTTGGTCGCTACACAGGCAATCAAGGCGGTCTAGACATCCGTACAGCAAGCAACAACATTGTGTTATCTGATGGTGATGGTAACCCTAGATTTTATATTGATTCAAGCGGAACTATGTTTTGCCTTCAGTCTTATAATTCTACATCTGGATTATCTGCCAATATGGTAATTCAGTCTACAGGGCAAGTTCAAAGAGCAACATCTTCATTAAAGTATAAAAAGAATGTCAATGATGCAGTTCATGGACTTGCTGATTTGATGAAATTGCGGTCAGTTACTTACAACAGCAAAAATGAATCTGAAACACAAACATATGGTGGATTGATTGCTGAAGAAGTACATGAAGCTGGATTGACTGAGTTTGTACAATACGCACCTGATGGAACGCCTGATGCTTTGGGATATGGCAACATGGTATCTCTTTGCGTAAAAGCAATTCAAGAACTTAAAGCAGAAGTAGATTCCCTTAAAAAACAATTAGGAAAATGATGGAACTTACCCAAGACAAGGTGCAAGAACTGTTTGAATACAGGGATGGTGCTTTGTTTTGGAAAGCAAGCCCAAACAATTTAATAAAAATAGGTCAAAAAGCTGGAACTACTATAAACGATGCTGGATACAATATTGTTGGCATTAGCGGAAAAACTTATAGATTACATAGAATAATATTTTTGTATCATCAAGGTTATTTACCAAACAAAATTGACCATATTGATTGCAATAGGTTAAACAATAAAATTGAAAATTTAAGACCAGCTACAAATGAAGAAAACAGCAGAAACACTAAACTTAGCAAAAGAAATAAGTCTGGCGTAAAAGGCGTTCATTGGGCTTCTCATGTAAATAAATGGTTAGTACAAGTAAGGCGTGGCAATACAAGTAAATATTTAGGTGTTTATAAAGATTTAGAATTAGCAGAGTTAGTAGCAGTAGAAGCAAGAGATAAATTTCATAAGGAGTATGCAAATCATGGTTGAATTAACACAAGAGCAAGAAGTACAAAGGCATTTTTCGGCTGCAATGGATTCGGTGCGGTTATTGGAAGCTGGCAAGCCTGAAGATATGACTGATGAAGATTGGGCTGATACAGTTAAGCGTAATAAAGAGCATTTAAACATTATGCTGGCTAAAGACTTTTGGACTACAGAAGATTTGAAGCCATTGCAGGATGCAGCAAAATAACCACGAAAGGAAATAACATGGAAAACATAAAGAAAAACCAAGTTACGATTGACGATGTAGAGTATGAGTTTTCAGACATGAAACCTGAGCAACAAGCAATGGTCAATCATTTAATTGACCTAGACCGCAAAATTGGTAGTTCACAATTTAACCTTGACCAGCTTAATGTTGGCAAACAAGCCTTTTTGACTATGTTGCGTGATTCGCTAAAGGTAGACGAGGTGGTGCAATGAATTTCACCTTTACATGGATATTAGACAAGTTTGGCTTTACACCAAAGGTAGAAACTTTTGACTTTCCTGTAGAAAAAAAGCCTGTTGCTAAAAAAGTTACAAAAGTTGCCGCCAAGAAAACTGTCCGCAAACCAACTAAAAAGTAAAAAGTTATGGATAACCTAGACAAAGAAGTTGTAAAAGAAGCTATTAAAGAATGGCTAAATGAGAAAGTCACCCAATTTGGTTGGTTTTCTTTGCGGACTATTGGCTATGCTTTTGTTGCTTTGCTAGGTTATATGTGGCTCAGTACCCACGGCTTTCAGCTACCAAAGTAAATTATGTTTGGAATAGACGACATTATTGGCGTAGGAATGAAACTTGTTGATAAGTTAATTCCTGACCCTGCACAAAAAGCCCAAGCCCAACTAGAATTAGCCAAGTTAGCCCAAGACGGCAAGTTGGCTGACATTCAAGCTGACATCAATGAAGCCCAAGAATTGACTAAAAGGGCGCAAGCAGACATGGCTAGTGATAGCTGGCTTGCTAAAAACATACGCCCTATGACACTTATTGCCATTATTTCGGGGTATTTTGTGTTTGCCATGATGTCAGCTTTTGACATGGATACCAATGAACGCTATGTAGAACTGTTAGGCCAATGGGGTATGCTGATTATGTCGTTCTACTTTGGCGGCAGAACTCTTGAAAAAATTGTTGATATGAAAAGCAAGAATGGAAAAGAATAAACTTGGAACTTGGGTAACCGTAGCCGTTACTACTACGCTATGTCTTGTTGTTCTTGGAATGGTAGCCGCAATGCTTATAGGTCTTTTTGATACCAATATCAGCAACGACAAAATTTTTGAAGCTATTACCCCAGCATTTCAAACCATTATTGGTGGCTTTATTGGCTTAATTACTGGCATTAAATTAGGGCATGATGACAATGCAGGGTAATTTTGAGGAATGTCTTAATCTGGTTCTCAAGAGCGAGGGCGGATGGGTTCATCACGAATCAGACCCAGGCGGTGAAACGAATTTAGGGGTCACCAAGCGTGTTTGGGAAGAATATGTAGGTCATCCTGTAGAAAACCTTAAAAAGCTCACCAAAGACGATGTAGCACCTTTGTACGAATTAAAATACTGGAGGCCTTGCTATGGAGAAGTATTACCTAGGGGACTCGACTTTGTTGTCTTTTCAATGGGAGTTAACGCAGGGCCAGGTAGGAGCATTAAACTGCTTCAGTCATCTATTGGATGCGTACCTGACGGAGTTATTGGCCCAAAGACAAGAGGACTTATTTCCGACAGTAATTGTGCAACTCTTATCGCAAAATTCTCAGAAGCTAGGCGGGAATACTACCGTTCACTAAAGAATTTTCCCATCTTTGGCAAAGGTTGGCTTAACCGTGTAGACCACGAAGAAACAGAAGCTCTTAATATGGCAAAAAACGATTAAGAATATATACAGTTAGTCCTACTGCCGACAATACTACCAAAACGCTCCAAATGTGATGGTATTCGTTTTTCTCAGGTCTGGTAATAGCTGTAGACCAAGTGGCATCTTTAAACGCTTCTGAAACGCTTTTATAGGTTTTGCCGACCATTCCAAAATTGCGTGTGCTCATTTTTCTTGTGCCTTTCCAAACAATCTTTTAACAAGACCAGCCATTACTTCATATTCTTCTTGAGTCATGGTTGTTCTCATTTCATCAAAACCTTCTAACTTAATGCAAAGTTGTAGGCTTTCTGTGGTTAAATCTATTCCAGCTTTATAACCAAGACATACATTATTCATTTCTTCCCCTTTTTTGCGGTTTTTTTCTCTTGCTCAATGTATTGGCGCAAAATACTTAATATTCCAGTTTGTACCAGTATTTCAAGACCTTCTTTGTCAAAATGCACTAAGGCATCGGCAGAACCGTCTTTATTCTCTTTAACTATCTCTATTTGAATATTCATACATTTCCTCTATTGTTAGCCAAGGTTTAGAAACTAGGGTAAACCCGAATATGTAATGCAATGGGTTGTATTTCATTATTTCTTTGCGCTTTTCGTCAGCACTAAGATGTTGTATGTCAAACATGAGGTGGTTATTGTTTGTGAACATTTATATCAAAAAGGTCGCCCTCTTTTCCATCCCTTAAATGTTTACGCAAGTTGCGCAGGTATGTTTTCATGGCTGCGTCACTTTCGGGACTAAAGACCATTTGGTATAGCTTTTTGTCTGGTTCGGTCTGGGGTTTGTTTACCCATCTTTCCTCGTTTATATACCAAAGAAACCTGCGGCAAGCCAACTCTTCTGTAGCACAACGCTGTTTATATTCACAGTATTCGCATGGGTTAGGTTCATTTTCTAACCGTTTGTATATATCGTTTCTCATGTCCCCTTAAAGAAAGAAATCAGGCCAAATTCTATTATGAGCGTTCGTCTACGAGTACTTGTCTAACTAGTGTGATGGCCTGATGTAAGTAATTTATTCGTGTTTTTTGCGGTTTTTAATAGGTGTTTACCCTTAGTGTTGTATTTAAACAACTTTACAATAAGTTTCCTAAACTTTACAAAAAACATTATTTGTAAACTTTTAGAAACAATGTATATACAAAATATATATAGGGCTGTATTTGGCAGTTACTAGCTGTTAGGTGGAAAGCCGCAAAAACCCTAACTTACTGCATCCTACATTGGCGGCTTAACGCCCTTAAATAAGGTGAGGCGGCAGGACTCCGTGATGTATGGTTGTGCAAAGGGGAAAGCACACCTACCGCCTCGTGATTAGTTTAACCCAGTTTTTAGCTTGTATATTTTAAGCAAGGACAAAAACATTTCGTAGCCATCACGAATGTCTTGCTCTTTGTGCTCGTATATAGCAACCTCATTAGTTTCGCCATTAATATACACATTGGCGCACCGTGCTGTAGGGGCTAAGACTTCTCTGTACGCTGCAAGCTGTAGGGTATGCTCTAGGTAGGGTGTTAAATCACCAGGGCATTTTTCCGTGGTTTTAAAGTCAATAACGACCCCACCAAAGTCCTTGTTTGCTTTGCAATATAAATCGCATTTACCGCCATAGCCTTCTTGGTTTACTAGACTCTGCTCAGGAATCCACAACTGCGCCCCAAAATGAGCCGTTATAGCCTCATCTACCTTGCGGACATAGGTAGGCATCTCTGGTAGGTATTCTTGGTTGTAGAAACTCTCTATGAAGTCATGTATAAGAGTTCCCCTAGTCATTGCTTCTTGGGACTTTTTCTTAGACAAGTCAAGAATTCTAGCAATGTAGTCTTTTTCTTCTTCTTGCAGACCCCTTGGGTTTTCCGCAGCCGCTTTAATGGCCTCTGTTTGAAGCCATGTATTTAGCCCATCTTTAGACAACTGCCCATTTATGGTGGACACAGACGGTACTAAAGTACCTGGCGCTGCTTTAGCATCACGCAAAGTAACATTTCGCTCTTTGCCGTTTTTACCAGTCATGGTGTAGCGTGGTGCGCCAGTTAAGGCGCAATACCAATGTTGTGACATATTTTCCCCTTTTTACTGCTTAGTTAAGTAATTCTAGTATTGCTTCCCTGTCTGTGGCAGAAATACAACAATCTGCACATACTTGTATTACATCACGAAGTACGGCAGCTAAGTCATTGACCTCAAATGCTATTAACTGTCTTTCTTCATCCACTCCAAATGGTTCAGTAGAAATGATGGCTTTGTCGCCAATAACATCTTTGATATGACTTAGCATATTCATCTCCTAAAACGGCAAGTCCGAGTCTACAATTTCGTCAGACCCTGCTGGTTTAAATCCTTTGGCTTCTTTTTCTTTGCCAATAGATACGCTAAAGAATTTCCCTTTAGTGCCTTCCTTAACCCACGCAGATAGGTAATGTTCACGGTTATTGACCATGATAGAGCCTGTATAGTCTGGGTGATTTTCAGTACTTTTGCGGTCATTTTTGAATAGCGAGCCGCTACCCTCTTTTGGTATGTAAGCCATTAAATTTCCTTTGCTTTTACTATTGGTTTAGGTGACGAAGCGGCATTACCGTCATCGTCTGCTTGTACTACTCCTACTACTGCTGCTACTGCGTACCTACGCATATAAGTTAAGGCCGAGCCAGCGCCTTGTGCGTCAGGTTTAGTAACTGGTACAGACATTTCTTGACTAATCCATTCGCCAGAAGCGTGAGTCAAAATTGTCGTTAAAGACATAGACTTGTCTAAATCGGAATAAGTCCCAGGAAACTGAGCCACAGCCAGACCATTACTAGCCAGCAAATCACGGCAAGCATCCCACACAGACTCAAGGTCAGCATATTTACTTTTGAAAAAAGGGTTTGCAGAGTCTTTCTTAGCATGGGTAAGTTTCCCTTGTACGGTACTTAGCGCTTTAGCTAAGTTAGCAATGCTTTCACTTTGTTGCATTTTGACCTCCAAAAACATTACCAAAGTCGTCAAATACGGTTTGTAATAGGACATTGCGTTTTGGTTTGCCACAAGCTGCACGAATAACATCAATGTCGTCTTGTGCTAAATCTGTGCCGTATTCCATGTTGTCTAGCGCTATTTCTAAACGCTCTTCCATTTCTAGCATTAGTTGGTTTAATTCACCCATTTAAATCCCCTTTAATGGCATAGCAAAATTGCTATATACAGACTATAAGCCAACTTATAAAGTTTTGCAATAGCCTTGATAAATATATTATTTTTATGTAAGATTGACGCATGAAAACAACATTAGCGCTTACAGACGCACAAATGATAGGCATTTTAGGGGGCGCTAAAGCTGTTGCAAACCTATTTAAAATTGACCAAGCTGCCGTAAACCAATGGAAAGTCAATGGTATTCCGCTTAACAGATTGGTGTTTTTGGCGGCAGAAATTGAAAAGAAGTCTAATGGCTTGGTAACCCGCAGGGATATGTTTCCAAAACTAGCTTTATATGTATGGCCTGAATTGTTGCCAAAAAACAACGCTTTTGGCGAACAACATGAAATTGAGTAATGTAACCATTTGTGCCATAGACTCGGTTCAACCTAACAAAGCTAAAAAAGCCATAGAAAGAAGTAAGCGACACATTCAATTTGGTGGTGAATTGTTTATTGACCACATGAGCATTAATAGCCGCCAAGCGTATAGCAAATTTATCCTGCAAGAACTGCATAAATACATCCACACCGACTTTGTTTTAATAGTCCAATGGGATGGGTGGGTAATTGACGCAAGCGCCTGGCAGCCCCAATTTTTAGATTATGACTACATAGGTGCTGTATGGCCTTGGCATCCTGAAGGACTGCGTGTAGGTAACGGAGGGTTTTCCCTTAGAAGTAAAAAGTTGTTGGAATTAACCAACACTCCTAAGTTTGTTTACGACAATA